GAAGGAAATCACGGCGCTCATGGCATTGATGAACTCAGGTGTTGACCTCGGTCGTGCACTTTCGATGTTGTGGGATCCAGAGACTTCGGCGTTATTTTCTGCCGTTCTCAGTTTTTGGTTTGGGGGCCGGGCAATACAAAAATACATGAAGGTAAAGCAATGACTATAAAATGCAGCAAATGTACTAAACCTGCGGATTGTAGTCATAACCGCGAATGGTGGTGTGCACATTGTTTTATAAAATTTTTTAAGGTGAACAAATGAGCTTATATAAAAACATTCATAATAAACGTAAAACCGGAAGAAAGATGCGTCCAAAGGGTGCAAAAGGTGCCCCGACCGCGCAAAACTTCAAGGACGCGGCTAAGACGGCTCGTATGAAAAAAGGTGGTATGGTGAAAAAGAAGAAAAAATGATATGGGCTGCTGTTTTTTTGCTTTGTACTCCACATGAGTGTATGAGTGTTGGAAGCCCTTTGTTTCGTACAAAAGACGAGTGTTTATATTCGACACAAACAAGGGGTATAAATTCTGTAAATCAAAAATTTCCAAATCATGTTGTTGTAGCATGGATGTGTGTTTCTTTCGGAGGACAAACAAATGACATATAAATTAGGAAAACGCAGCCAGCAAAAGTTGGAGGGTGTAGATGAGCGTATGCAGTCGGTTGTTCGATATGCTATATCTGTAACTAAGCAGGACTTCTCTGTAATCTGTGGTTTAAGAACTCGCGAGGAACAAGAGGTTTTGGTTGCTAAAGGTGCATCAAAAACAATGAAGAGCAAGCACCTTGACGGTCATGCGGTAGACCTTATGGCATATGTAGATGGGGGGCGCTGGGAATTAAATTTGTACGATGAGATTGCTGATGCTATGGCAGAGGGTGCGAGAGCGGTGGACGTCCCGATTAGGTGGGGAGCCGCATGGACTGTGCCAAATATAGCATATTGGGAAGGCGATATGGAGAGTGCGATGAACGATTATATTGACACTCGCCGTGGTCAGGGACGCCGACCATTTATCGATGCCCCACATTTTGAGCTTATGGTATAGAGATGGATGTTATTGACTTATCGAAATATCTCTATAAAAAGCTAGAAGAACGACAAAAAGATTTGTCCGACGCTCTTGCGAGTGGCGCAGTTAAAGACTGGGAACAGTACAAAATGTCGGTGGGAGAGATACGGGGTCTCTCTTTCGCTCGTGAAGAAATAAAGGCCCTGCTGGAGAAAAACGTAGACGATGTCGAAGACTTTATATCTTCCTGACCACGTTGCGCAGAAAATGAACAAAGAAAAAGAAGAGGCAAAAAGCTCTTCTGCTTTGGATAGCGCATATGTTGACGCTAAAGAACGGGTGTTAGACCCGGCCCTTTTAGATAAACCGTTGCTTGAACGTCTTCCGCAACCGACTGGTTGGCGGGTTTTAGTTATGCCGTATCAAGGCAAAGCCAGAACATCGAGCGGCTTGTATATTCCTGATGAAGTTCGAGAGCGTGAAAGCGTGGCCACGGTAGTGGCATACGTGATGCAGCTAGGACCATTAGCTTACAAAGATCCCACTAAATTTGGTTCTGATTGTGAACCATGGTGTGAGAAAGGTCAGTGGGTTTGTATCGGTCGTTACTCTGGCTCACGGTTTAAGATTGATGGTGGTGAAGTTCGTATCATTAATGATGACGAGGTTATTGCCACTATTCTTGAACCAGATGATATCAAGCATGTTTAAGAGGTAACTCATGGCAGAAGAAGAAACTAAAGTTGAAGAGCAAGAAATTATTGTTGAAACAGAAGCTCAAGAGACAGATGAAAAGGTTGAGGTAGAGGAGCCTCCGACAGAGGAGCCAGTTGCGTCTTCTGGAGATGAAGAGTTAGATTCTTACAGTAAAGGTGTTCAGACTCGTATTAAAAAACTGACGGAGAAGTATCGTCAGGAGGAGAGAGATAAAGCTGAAGCAGTTCGATTGTCTCAACAACTTATTGAAGAGAACAAGAAGCTAAAGTCTCGTGTTAAATCTTTGGATTCTGGTTATCTAAATGAGTATGGCAATAGACTTGAGTCACAAACATTAGCTGCAAAGCAGATGTACAAAGAGGCTCATGAGTCTGGTGATACGGACAAGATGATAGAGGCTCAAGAGTTAATTTCTAAGATTGCGGTTGAGCGTCAACGTTATCAGTCTGCAAAGGTAAAAGCGGATCAACAGGCTAAGATGCCCGTTCAGCAACCGACCTCAGAGCCACAGCCACAGCCACAGCCACAGCCAGACCCAAAAGCACAAGCTTGGGCGAAGAAAAACTCATGGTTTGGCGATGACCGTGTTATGACAATGGCTGCTTTTGCTATAAATCAACAACTCATTGACGAAGAGGGGTTTGACCCACAGAGCGATGAGTATTATACTGAAATAGATAGTCGTATGCGCAGTGAGTTTCCTCACAAGTTCGAGACGGCTAAGAAATCGGGTGGAGGAAGCCAGGTCGCTTCTGCTGGTAACTCCGCATCCCGCAGTACGAAACAGGGGCGCAGGTCGGTCAAGCTGTCGCATTCACAGGTCGCTATTGCGAAAAAGTTGGGCGTACCTCTTGAAGAATACGCCAAATATGTGAAGGACTAAAACCATGGCTGATAGAACACCGCGTAAAAGCGCAACCCGCGAGGCAGACTCGCGCAGAAAACCATGGGCACCGCCCAGTCACCTTGAAGCACCAGAACCTCCAGAAGGTTTTGTGCATCGTTGGATACGAGTTTCAATGCGTGGTGAGGAGGACAAGATGAATGTCCACGCCAAGCTACGCGAAGGATGGTCTCCCGTCCGTGCAGATGAGTATCCAAACTATGAAGCCCCAGTCATTGATGATGGCAAATATCAGGGTGTAATAGGACAAGGTGGCTTGATGTTGTGCCGCATCCCTGTTGAAACGGTGGAAGAAAGAACTGCATATTACGGGGGCAGAACCCGCGAACAAATGACCGCTGTAGATCAGGACCTTATGAAGGAGCAACATCCTTCTATGCCGATAAATCAAAATCGGCAAAGTCGTGTAACCTTCGGAGGCCGTGAACGCGACTCCGGATAAATTTAGAGGATTGCTATTATGGCAAACACTAACGGTGCTTTTGGCTTAAAGCCAATTGGTGTAGTCGGTCAGGGCTACAACACCACTGGTGCGACTGAGTATCGTATCGCCTCTGGAAACACTAACGCGATTTACCAAGGTTCACCCGTAATCCCGCTGTCAACAGGCTTTATTGATATTGTTGGCGCGGCTGCTGGTGGAACGGTAGGACTCGTGGGTGTGTTTGCAGGAGCGGAATACGTTTCGTCTACCACTGGTGAGAAAATCTTTTCTAACTTCTGGCCTGGTTCTGGCGCGGATTCTAATTTTCCCGTCAAGGGCTTTGTGTATGATAACCCACTGCAATCATTTATCATATGTTCAGACGCCTCACTAACAAGTGAATCGACTGCGCGTGGACATGTGTTTGCAAACGCAAACTTTGCAACTGGTGCTTCTGGTTCAACAACCACGGGTATTTCATCTGCTAAGTTGGCTGTCAGCACGATCGCAACCACTGCTAACTTAAATCTGCGTATTATGGGTATTCAAGATGACCCAGAAAACTCAGATTTCACTGCGGCTGGTATTCCACTAATCGTTCGTTTAAACAACTCCTTCAATTCGCCGAATGGTGCGATTGCTGGGGGCACTGTTTCAACGACAGGCGTATAAGGAGACTGATTAATGGCTATCTCTCGCGCACAACTAGCGAAAGAGTTGGAACCCGGTCTTAACGCCTTGTTTGGTATGGAGTACGATAGGTACGAAAACCAACATGCCGAGATCTACACTACTGAAGCTTCAGATCGAGCATTTGAAGAGGAGGTTATGTTATCCGGGTTTGGAGCAGCACCGACCAAATCGGAAGGTTCTGCTATAAGTTTTGATGACGCTAACGAAGCATTTACGGCTCGTTACAACCACGAAACTATTGCGTTGGCATTCTCAATCACTGAGGAGGCTATCGAAGACAATCTGTATGATCGTCTTGGTTCACGTTATACTCGTGCGTTGGCTCGTTCAATGGCACACACAAAGCAAGTTAAGGCCGCTGCGGTTCTTAACAATGCCTTTACTGCTGGCGCTTCTGCTGGTGGTGACGGGGTTGCGCTTTGTGCTACTAACCATCCGCTTACTTCTGGCGGTACGTTTGCTAACGAACCATCAACTGCTGCTGATTTGAACGAGACGTCTCTTGAAGACGCCCTTATCAATATTGCAGGTTTTGTTGATGAGCGTGGTCTTAAAGTAGCTTTACGTGGGTTAAAGCTAATAATTCCACGTCAACTACAGTTCGTTGCAGAACGTCTGATGGTGTCTAACCTTCGTGTTGGTACAGCGGACAATGATGTAAATGCGCTTCGCTCTATGGGGATGTTGCCTAGCGGTTATGCCGTTAATGACTTCCTAACAGATCCTGATGCGTTTTTCATCATGACAGATGCTCCTCGTGGAATGATCCACTTTGAGCGTACTGCGTTGTCTACTGGCATGGAAGCAGACTTTGATACAGGCAACATGCGCTTTAAAGCTCGTGAGCGTTACAGCTTTGGCTTTTCGGATCCACGTTGTATTTTTGGTTCCCCTGGAGCGTAAACTGTGTTACAAGGAGATGTCCTTCAGTTACGGACATTCCTCCCTGTTTGTGATTGGGGCAACTTCGGTTGCCCCTTTCTTTTTGTGTGAAACTTCTGTATGGTTGAGGTATCCCTGACAATCGCATTGTGCGATTGACTCACCCAAGACAGGAGATCGACATGGGTACGACAACTTTTTCTGGTCCTATTAAAGCAGGAACCATTAAAGAGACTACGGGTACAACCCTTGGTTCAAATATCAAAAACACTGGTCAAGTAGTAATGTCTCAGACATTTGCGGCAGATCTATCTGGCGGTGCCTTAGCGGCGTCTGTAACAGATGTTGTGATTCCCGCAAATTCTCAGATCATAGATTGTGTTCTTGACGTTATTACAGCAGCGAGTGGTGCGACAAATATTAGTGTTGGTGATACCGTTGGTGGCGCGGCAACTCTTGTAAATACATTTGCAATTGGAACTACCGCCGGACGTAAATATCCAACTACTCAATCTGGTGGTGCTTTAGCGTGGGAAGACACAGGAACAACGGATATTCGTTTAACTGTGACCAACTCTGCTGCAACATCTGCGGGTGAAATCCGCATAACCATTTTGTATGCTCAAAACAACAATCTTGGCTAATAGGAGGGCTTCATGGCTGCTTCTATTTTTACAAAGACAGCTACGGCAACCGGGACATTACAGGGTGGTCGAACTAGGTTAAAAGCCTTTTATGTAAAGACTGCTAGTAGTGGTTCGCCTGCGGTTGTGTTTAAGAATGGTTCTTCTGGTGCAACTTTGTTGTCCATGGTTTTTCATACTTCTGACGACAATCAGATAACGATACCAGATCATGGCATCATCTTTAATGATGAGTGTCATGTGACGCTTACCAACATTGACTCAATCACAGGTTTCTTTGGGTAATACGATGGCGAAGCGTAAAGCGGATAAGATGCCAAAGAGAAACAAGAAAAATTTCCGCCCCACTAAAAAAGGGGCGGGGATGACAGAGGCTGGTGTAAAAGAATATCGTCGTAAAAATCCTGGTTCTAAATTAAAAACCGCTGTAACAGGTAAAGTAAAACCTGGTAGTAAAGATGCAAAGAGAAGAAAGTCTTTTTGTGCTCGTTCTGCTGGACAGATGAAAAAATTCCCAAAGGCAGCAAAGGATCCAAATTCACGGTTGCGACAAGCAAGAAAGCGTTGGAAATGTTAAACAAACAAATCACTCTAGCTCTTGTTACAACTGTTTTGGGAGTCATAGGTGCTATAAGTTACAACTGGGCGAGTTGGACAACGGAAACGTTAATCGCAGTTGATAAGCGCACAGAAGTTATGGCAACTCAAATAGAGTATATAAAACTAGAAATGGAGAGAATGTATGGCAATGTCACGTCGTCAGATGTCCCAACAAGTGTCCAAGCCTCCGCAGATGAATAACGGAATGCCAAGAGGTCTGACCTACTATAAAAAAGGTGGAAAGGTTTCCTCTAAGTCAAAAGGCAGTAAAATTTGTCCAGAGGGCAAGGCTTGGGCAAAACGCACCTTTGACACATATCCAAGTGCATACGCAAATTTGGCAGCTTCAAAGTATTGCAAAGACCCTAATTATGCCAAGAAATCAAAAGGTGGTAAACGAAAGGGTAGATAATGGTGGTTAATAAAAAGAAAAAAGCTGCTGTTAAAAAGGTGATAAAGAGTCTGAACAAGGCTTCAAAAGCACATGCAGGTCAAGCAAAGAAACTTCAAAAAGTGATTGCCCCTACAAAAAGGCGTAAATAAATGGGTGAGCTTAAAAAGTGGTTAGATCAAAAGTGGGTAAGGATAGGAAGAGATGGTAGTATCAAGGGTGAGTGCGGGACTTCGAAAGATAAAAAGAACCCTGACCGATGCCTTCCGGCAGCTAAAGCACGTTCTCTTTCTAAGAAAGATAGAGCGGCAACTGCAAGGAAAAAGAAAAAAGCTGGAGCAAAAGGAAAAACAGTCGTCGCAAACACCAAAAAAGCAAAGGTCCGAAATCTCCGAGAAGGTGGAGAAATCAGAGAAATTGAATACACCAAGGCGAAGAGGCCGTCCAAAAGGAAGCAAAAACAAGGCGAAGCCATCGCAAAAGGGTGCGGGGCGATAATGAAAGACAGACGTAAAGTGACCAAGGGCGCGGTGCGCCAGTTTTAAGGAGTGGGCTTATGGCTATGAAGAAAAAGGGCTATCGAAACGGTGGCAAAATTAAACCTAAAGGCATGAAGAATGGTGGTAAAGTCAAGCCCAAGGGTATGAAGAATGGCGGAAAGGTTAAGCCCAAGGGTATGAAGAATGGCGGCAAAGTCATGCCTAAAGGTATGGCTAAAGGCGGCAGAGTTGGTGGAGCGCAGCTTTCAGGCAAGGGCTTCAAAGGAATCTTCTAAACCAAATGCCATATCTACAAAGTAACATCCCTTATTTTAAGGCATGGGTTCGTCGTGAATATACTCATAATCATGAAAAATATCACGGCGAATTTTTGCACGCTATGGTCGTTGCTGTAACAACCATACCTAATCGGTCTCTTAGTTTTCAGGTTATCTTCACTGGTTGTGAGGCAGAAGGCGAAGAAGAGGATACTGTGCATGGAGGCGCGATGTGGGCGCGTATGCCTATAACGGCCTTGGTTGCAGATATTCCTTTGGAAGAATGGCCTGAACCAATGGCTGCACATGATGCACAACCTTGGGACTGTTCTTCACATCATCATGCTGTTTATACTTTAGATCGTGCCACGCCTTGTCCTTGGATGGCGAAGATTGATGGCAGATTCTTTCCGGCAAAGTATCTGTTTACTGTGGACTATACAGGGTCAGAGATAGCAGATGATCCTGCGCAGCATAAGCAAAGTCACGTTATGCAGCTACTAGATGCAGAAGAGTGGACGGGTAATATTGTTGCTTTGCCAAATAATCGAGTTCGTGTGACACATCCGGCATGGTTTGCGTTGGGTGAGGGTGCTCCAGACTTCAGGCCCTCTCAACATATACACTATTCAAAAAGTGATTTAGACTATACACTGGACGTGAATAGAGTATTTGACAACCTTTATAATGAGGATGAAGAAAATGGCGAAAAAAATACCTGAAGGACCAAAAGGAGCAGGGTTACGCGCTTTGAAAGCAAAAGCTCCCGGTGTTGTAAAGAAGATGGGTTTTTCAAAAGGGGGCAGAGTGCAAGCAATGAATCCTGTCCAGCCAAACATGATGTGTCCTAGAAAACAAGAGGCTTCTAAAGGAATGAAGTAATGACAACATC